TTTACTGACAGATCATATTGAGTCGTCGAGCTTGGTAGAGGTTTCCCGCTTATAAGCGTGCCGGCGCGCACTGTGAGCGGGGGGCATAGGGTGACGGCCAGCGCCGCCGCCGCAATAAATAGCTTGAGCATGTTTGGCCCCAAACGCCGACGTTTTAAATTGAATGCGGGTGCAGCTTAACGATCGCGGTCGTGTCGCCGGTCGCTGCCGCAACGATGCACGTACCGATCACCGATCCGGTTGCCACGCCTAGCACTTTGTGGCGTGCCGCCGATCCGGTTGCCCGGCTATATACCTTTGCGCCGACGGCCATATTGGTAGATGCCGCCGCGATCTTGTCGAGCGACCACACGCCGCTGCTGATGTCGAGGCGTAGAGCAGCGCCGGCGCCAGTCGCCGAGCCGAGCGCGACGCCCATGATAGATCCGCGCTTCATCAGCCAGCCTTTCGTAAAGGCGCCGCCGGTGGCGACCGTCTGTAAAATTCTTCCGTCGCTAACTTTGTTAGTTGCCATTTTTCCGATCTCCGAAGTTGCGATCTGATCCGCGCGGCCGGCATTCCGGCCGCGTCATTGCCGCGCTATTTAGGCGCCGTCGTTGTAAAACAAGCCGCGGAAGTCGGCGGCCGCGGCCCGACAATCGATCCTCACTTTCATGGCTACGCCATCCTGCGACCACCCCTGCTGTTGCTCGAGGTAAGGCGAGCTTTGCCCGTTTAAATAGCCCACGACGACGCCCGGCTGCATGCTCGGATCGGCGGCCAGGAACCAGCCCGCGCTGTTGAACGCATCGAGGCGCGCGTCGCCGACGACGTCGAAACGGCCACTGAACGGGTTCGGCTTTAGTGTGCCGGCCGTGCCGGCGGGATCGTAGGTTGCCGCCGCCAGCGTGCGCGCGGTCGCTTCTAGCGCTCGCGGCACGATCATATAGCGGGGTGATAAATTGATAGTGGCGCCGCTCGGATCAGTGCGTGTCGCCATTGCGGTAAACCCGGCATCTAATGTAGTTACGCTCGGCGCGCCGCCCGCCGTGACGTAGTTGCCGTGTGTCGCGTGAAACAGCGCGAGACTGTCTTGATTCAGCGACGGATTGCCGGTGAGCACGGCATAGGCTTCGTCGCCGACCATGCGAGCCGCGGCGCGGCCCATGCGCGAGGGGATCGCAGTGAACGCGGACAAATCATCATTGATGATGGCCTGCCGCGAAATCGAGAACAGCTTTCCGTAGGTGCGAAGCGTGATCGTTTCCCTCACATCCGAAAACGTGCCGAACTTGTATTCGGCTTGTTCGGGCACTACGTCGAGGTCGCCGAATAGCGACAGATTTATCATGTTATGCGGCTTGAAATCGCTGAGGTTCATGGTGGACGTCCACGTGGCGAACGTTTCCGGCGCCTCGACCCAGCCCTGCAATAGCGCCTTGTTTGAAGCATCGAGCAGAATGGCTGGGAAGTCTGCGACGCCGTGCGCAATGCTGCCGATGCCCGATCGCACAAACGTCGGCGGCGCGGTGAACGCCAGGCCGACGACTTGGTTAGGGTTGAGTCCGCGCGTGTCAATGTTGGCGCGGCGCAGACATTCGCGGGCGAGCTCGGCCAATGACAGCCCGTTGCACTCGTTGCCCGCGGTCATCCGCTCCATGTCTGCACGCGCGCGGACCATGCCAGAGCGCACAGCGATCACATTGCTGGCGGCCTCCCGGAAGGTTTCGCGCTCATCGCGCCCGGCCTGCACGTGCGGCATGCGCGGCCCGCGGTCCGACGGGCCGGCAAATGCCGGGACCGCACGATCGGACTGCATCGCCGGGCTCATCGCGATCGGCAAAGCGTCGCGGCCGGCCATGCGCAACAATTCCTGGCGCGTGTCGTCAATGCTGAGGCCGCCGTCGATTGCGGTGTCCTGCAGCGCGAGATATACCTCGGCCTGAAAGCCCGGCAACGTGAACAGCTCACGGATGTCGGCGATCCGCTTGCGCTCGTTAGTGATTGCCGCTTGCGAAGCACGCGCCTCGATGGCGCGAACGTTGGCGACTGTGGCCGCCGCGACGTTGCCGGCCGGCTGCTCAGTGGTGATCGGTTCCGGCATGGCGTGTGCCTCCTTTGTCAGAACGGGTGAATGTGAACGGTTGGGGCCGACGGATGAATCCGCCGGGACAGCAACGACGGATACCTCGAGAAGTGTCCAGCGCGTTACGACGACATCATCCGAATCGGCCGACTCGGACCATTCATCGACGCGATAGCCGATCGAGATCCCGAGCGGCATGCCCTCTTGGATCTGTGCCCACACTTCCGGCGCGCGGGTCGCTTCTGCAAAGCGCAGCAGCGAATAGAGCCGGCGATTAGCGAACCGGAAGCCCTCGGCCGCGCCGATCAATACGTCGGTATCGTGGCCGGCGAGCATCGGTAACGCGCCGTCGATGGCGCGCTCGAGGTTCACGGCGTCCGGGGTGTGCGTCAGAATCTCATTACCGAACCAGCGCCGCACCGGGATTTCGCTCGAGATCGATGCCGGCACCGTGCGCGCCGTGGTGTCGACGGCCGCGCGGTCGAGCTCCAGAACTCGGTGATACGTTTCGCCCGTTAGGCGCTCGCGCTGTTCGCGGGTGAACGGCGTGCGGGCGGGCATTACACGTCGACCACGCCGGCGCGGATCAGAAATTCTGCGTGGGCGACGCTGTGCACTTTCCGCACTTCTCGCCCGGACTTATAGCCGCGGTCGACCAGATCGCGGATTGCATTGGCGCGGGCGCTGCGCTCGCCGCGACCGTGATCGGGCGTTGCCTCGTCGGCGTAATCCTCGATCATCTGATCGGCCGGGTCGGTGGTCGGTGTTTTTGCCATGCTAGATCCTTATCCTTAAGCGGCCTCGGCGGCCGGCTGATCGGTTTCGTCGGGTTCGGGCGCCGGTGCTTTCGGGGCGGGCGCTGGCGCTGGCGCGGGGGGCTTTAGCAGATCGCGCAGTGGATCTGTCTCGATCTCTTTATCAATGCTCGCGGGATCGAGCTGCGACTCGCGGATCACCATGTGGCGGGACGTAAAGCCGGCATCGACGGCGGCCGCTTTTGCCGCGATCTCTTTTACAGGGTCAATCCACGGCATTGATGGGCCAACAAAATCCACATCAAAAAATGACGACTGATCGACGGAGGCGACCGGGACCAGGCCGGCCGCGAACGCCATGCGGGCGAAACGTTGCCAGATCGGCCGATAGAACGCGCCGTAAAGGTATTCACGAGCGGCCTCATAGCCGATCCACGTTTCGACCAGCTCCTGCCGCTGGCTGCTATAAGTGCCGTTGTAATTACGCGAGACACCCGAGTAACTCGTACCGGTGCCCGACGCCACGCCGCGCATCTGTGCATTGCGGAAATTTTCGAGATTCACATTTGGACGATCGCTGCCGATCATTGCGACCTGCTCGCCAGGTAGCAGATTATCGAAAATCATGCCGGGGTTCATTTCCAGCGTGCGCTGGCCGGCGTCATTGAGTGCGCCGGCGCCCTGAAAATCAGTACTCTTAGTGATCACGGCGCACATCGCGGCGGCGATCCGCGCTGCGACGCGCTCGCTTTCTTCGTACTCTTTTATGTCCTCGAGGCGCCGTAACACGCCGTGCAAAATCGATACGCCGCGGACCTGGCCGAGCCGGCGTGTAAACTTGACGTGCGTCATGATGTCCGCCGACACCCGCTTAACGTCCGCATTGCCGACGCCGCGGCCGGTGAAATTCTGGATCCCTATGTCGCCGGGGTGTTCTTTGTAAACCCAAAACGCTACCGGCTCGCGCCAGTCTGTGAGTTCGACGCCGTGCACTATCCGGTTTTGCCCTGGCGCACTGTCGCGGACCAGATCAAATGGTAAATAATCGGCCTCGATAAGCTCGATCGAGTACGGCACGCGCGATCGGTGCTGGATCGGGGCGCCGCTTTCAAGGTGCTGGATCAGGATCTCGCCGTCGCGGTAAACCGATCGACACACTGCGGCCTCAATGGCTGGCCATGGCATCGTGCGGGTGCTTTCGGGGGTGTTAGTCGTCCATTCCGCCCACAGGCGCGCGAGTGCTTTGTTAGCGGCCTCGTGCAGCTCGCCGTTTGCGCGCTTGGTTTGCGGCACCACTTGGATCCCGCAGCCAATTACCTTTTTACAAATGTCATCGAGCACGCCGATCGCGAGATCGTGATTCTCATCGAGGTAGCGCGCCCATGATCGGATCGTCATCCTCGCCTGATCCATGACGGCATTGCCCGAACGCAGATCGCCGGGGCGCTGCCAGTATTGCGATGGTTGCGAGGCATCATAGGCGCGCTCGAGCGCCTCGCGGCGCGCCTTCATCACGGCCGCCTCGAGCTGATGGCGCTCAATAGCCGCGGACGCGGCGGCCACTTGCACCGGCGTCGCGCGGCCCATGAGCCGTGACAGCCAGTTCACGAGCACGCGCCCACGCTCGAGCCGAAGCTCGCGAGTGCAGCGCGGCTAGTGCCTCCCTGCGCGGTCGAGATGTACGCTTCGACGATTCCCTGCCAGTAACTGACCTGCTGCCGTATGCGGCCAGCGTCTACGCGCGTCAGTTGGAGCGAATCGATCACATACGATTGCCCGCCGGCGACAGCCAGATCGGCGGCGAGCCAGGCATCAAGATGTGCTTGTGCGGTGGATTGATCCATCTCGCGCCGGAGTGTATCTGCATAAATCCAGCGCGCACCGAAAATCGATCAGGCGCCGATAGGGCGCCTGAATGCCTTAGTTCAGTTCTAAATCCGCGGTTGTTTCAGATACCCGTAAAAGCGGCGCCACCCATACTGATCGCGGCGGTTCGTGGCATTGAGCGCGGACTCGGAATTTATAATCACTTCGGTGCCGGCGCTTTCCAGTCGGCCTATCCAGTAACAGATAATGCCCACGCCGGCCTCGGTGAGATCGGGCCGACCTGGCCACGAGCAATCAATACCGGCGAGCAGTAGCCGTCGCACGCCGATATATCCCGCATACGCGAGCACATAGCCGATCGAGATTGTGTGCAGCCAATTGCGGGCCGACCCGCTCCAGGCGTTAAGCACATCGGCGAGCGGGTACTCGATGAACGGGATCGATCCATCGTTGGGGATCGTGGTCTGCCCGATGATCGAGCCGCCGCCGGCGACGTAGCGCTGCATTTCTGCCCGGTAACTCGGGTGCTTTTCGGCGTACTCGTGCACGTCATCGAGAATAAACGCGCAGTCGGCGCGCGGGAGAAAGGCGATCCCTTTATTCAGCGTCCACAGCTCTTGCCACTGCGGCTCGAAATCATGCGCGAGCATACCCTCGGTAAGCTCGTATTTGCTCGGCCCGAGGCCGCACAACATTACCGTGCCGGGCGACCGGCCGGTGGGGTGCGCATAGCGCACTGGTACGACGGGGTCGGGGGATCTATCGGCGGCGGTGGCGTCGAGCGAGGGCGGTATCATTTTGTTCATTTTCGGATCCGCGAAAAAAACGAGCCGCCGGCCGGGCCGTGTGCCGGGCCGCGCGTCGGTGGTTGTGGTTGTCCTGGCGCCGGCGGCTTAGGACCGGGGGGCGGCGCCTCACGCGCGAGCGTGTGGACCTGCTGCGACATGGCCGCGGCACGGGCGAGCACTTCGCAATCAAAATAATGGTTTGCCTTTCTCCCGGCCAGCCACACGCGCCGGCCGGAAGGTTTTACGATCAGTTCCTCGGCCGTGATTTGGCGGCAATAGTCTTCATCAATGTCGCTGTGCGTGGTCCAGAGTCGCTCGGCGGCCTCGGGTATGTCGATTTGGCCATGGATCCAGCTCTTAATGTGATCCGTATCGATGTGCCACAGCGTGATCCCGCCTTTGATGATTTTGCCGCCGGCCGACACATCGAGCTTGGCGGCGCGGATCGGGCGATCGAGCGTGTCGTGGCCCTTCGCCGGAAAGGCGCGGCCGTTGGTGCGCCGACAAACCTCATAAACCTTGTGCTCAGGCCGCCTGAACCGATCGGCGCCAGGTTTATATCCTGAGTCCACAAACGCGCGATTGATCACCGGCTTAGCGTCGATGACTTGGTCGAGGAGCGATCGCCACAAGATCCAAACGTCGTCAAACTCAGTTTCGCCCTGCAGATAGCCGTGATCGATAAGATGCGACCTGGCATTAAATCCCCATCCGCGGATCACGTAGTACAGGCCGCGCTTTTGAACGTCGGTGCCCATCGTCACCAACTTGGCCCAGTCCGGCACCGTGCCGCGCGGGAGCGCGGTGCGTGTCTCAAATACCGACTCCCACGGCGGCGCCTGGCCGCGCATTTTGAATAGCTCGCCGAAGCCGGTATTTATCACGGCCTGGATGCGGCCTGAATCCTGGCTGCGGTACGCCTTGCAGAGTTGCTCGGCCCGCTGCCCGAACGTTTGCCACGGCGAGCACAAGCCGCTGGCGGCATAGCTCGCCGTTGTATTGTCGGGCAGCTCGTCCACCGCGACGTGTTCGCCGAGCGGCCCGAGCTTATGCGGTATGTAGCGGCCGCCATCATTTAGGCGCCGCTTGTGCTTCGACTCGTGCACGCCGCCGCAATGGGGACAGCTGACGACGGCCGAGCGCCGCACGGCGGCATAGTCGGGCGTGTCGTCAAATCGGAGTAGCGCGAGTGTGGGCACAAACGGATCGCCGCAATGTATGCAGTGCCATGCCCATTTGCACATCGTGCCTTCTTCGAATAGCGACCAGATCGGCGAGGAGCCTTCGACCGTCGGCGTACTGACGACGCCGAGCTTGAATCCCCAATAATTCGAGCCGCGCGCGCGGGCCAGCTCGACCGGATCGCCCTCGCCGCCTACGTCGTTATCCATGCGATCGCGCTCATCGACGAGCACCAGGCCGGCCGGATGGCTCGCGAGCTCCGTCGCCGATCCCGCCCAAGCAAAACCAAGCCGGATCCCAGCGAGCCACTTTTCTGCGATCTTGTTTGCCTGCCCTTTGGCGAGGCGATCCCATAGGTCGGGCGTGGCGCGGATCATTTTCATTACCCGATCTTTGCTCATCGATCGCACTTGCTTTTCCGTCGGCCCGATGTACAGCGCCGGCGTATAGGGGCCATCGCAAAATCGGTGGCCGATCACGTTAAGAATGAGCTCAGTTTTACTCATTTGCGCGCCCATGACGACGATCACGGACGAGTAGCGCGGATCGGAAAAGGCGCGGTATATGTCGCGGGTGTAGGGCACGCGCGCAGTGCGCCACGGGCCCGGCTCAGGCGAGCCGGCTGGCAGAATCCGACACTCGTCGGCCCATTGATCGGCGGTGCGGTCGGGCGGCGGCTCGAATATGCGCGACATGCCGCGCAGGATTTCCCCGACGCCGGCGACGTCGGACGGGTCAAACACGCCGATCGCTTGATCATTCACTGGCCGGCGCCTCGTCGTCGGTTTCCTCGGCCTCATCGTCGGCGAGCTCCTGCTCGGCGATTGTGTCGGCCATCTGCCGCATTTGCTCAGCGATTGAGCTGCGGATTGCGCGGCACTCAGTGATCAATCGACCCTGGATAAACGCGGGATCGTCACTGTCTGCGAGCTCGCCCGCCATGCGCGGCCCGAGTGAATCGAGTTGCGAGGCCGCGACCGACGCCACCGCCGCCAGGGTGTGATCGACCAGCGAGGCCGGCAACAATTCGCGGCGACGCTCGGCTATCTCGAGCTCGATTTTATGCCGCTGCGCAATGTAGAGCTCGCGCCGGGCGGAATCCGTCGCACTGCCGAGCTCATCGCCGGCGATCTCGGCGGTGACCTGATCGAGTTTCCACTGCACGCAGGCTCGCAAATCATATTTACCGTGCCCAACTTGCGGCAGCCCGGCGGCGACCCAATTGCGGATCGACTTTTCCGATACGCCGAAAATCTCGGCCAAAAACCTCGGGCCGATCTGGCGCCTGGCGTCGGGGATCTGTTTACTCAAACTCGCTGTAACTGAACGGTGCACTAATCGCCCCAAAAATTTCGCGAACGGCGCGGTGCCCTATCCCC